ATAATTCTCTTTCTAGTTGTCTCATTTATATCGGTTACCAATGTACCAATATTTTCTTCAATATACAAGTTTAACTTTCTATCAAAATCAGAATCAAAGTCTTTGACATTCTGCATTCTATCTAATGCATAATTTTTAAAAGCATTAGCTATAACCGTATATTGTATTCTAAATATATTTTGCAAGTCTTTTCTAAAATCATTAATCTTTAAGTTTAAAATCGTTGTAGAACCTGTATTATATGCTTCGAATACCTCTACTGCCATTTTATCGTAGTATGCTTTTAACCTAGCTTCATATTGTCTAATAAAAGGTTCTCTTAACCTATTTTGCCTGTGCCATTCTCTTTCTGCAACCTGTTTAGCACCAAAAAATTGTATCTGTCTCTTACTAAAAAACATTAGTGTATTGTTCCATGTGGTTCTTGGTCGTGTATTATCTCTGGTGTAAAATCTAAAGCGTGTGTAATAAATATATAACTTGCTAAATTTAGAGCATCTGATTTATTATTCAGTGTACCAATTCTGATAACAACATTACATTCATCAGTTTCTTTACTTTCTTCTATATATAATTTTGTTTCAACTTTTTTCATGACTTCATAGGGTGTCCTTTAGGCAATAAATCTGTATCGTAAGGCTTTCTCTTGTACCTATTGTTTCTAACGGCGTATAAAAATCCGTTAACTCTTGCATAAGCCCATTGTTCCTCGCTTCTTACACTAGGTCTTACAGAACCCGGTGAAGTTCTATATGCACCGATTCCTCTTCTAAAAACCGCAGATAACATTCTTAACGTTACTCTTTTACCTGGCTTATCTCCATATTTTTCATTATGTTCATCAACTTTTCTTTTTAGACCAGCTTTTATAGCTGCAGTAACTTGTTTCTCTTCTTCGATAAAATCTTCTTTTAACTCTGAAGCATTTTCTAAAAATTTATTTCTTTCTCGATCAAGTTGTTCAACCTTTTTATATGACCAAGTTTGTCCTGGATCACCACCCCATAATGCCCATGCTATTCTACCATTTGACGGATAACCTTTTTCGCCAGGTCTAAATCCCTCGGCTCTCTTATCTACTTCATGTCTTGCAAAAAATGATTTCATTCTTCTTACTACACTAGGCGATAATCTTTCTTTTCTTACAAGTTGATTTGCTCTCGTAGCTCCTATTATCGTTCCGCCTCTACCAAATTCTTTTCTCCATTCTAATCCTTTTTTCGCTTCTGCTACCATTCCTTCAGTCGGAGTTGTATCAATATCACTTTCTGCTTTTGTGATTTCATCTATTTCATTTTCCAAATCCATATTTTCTAATGCATCATCTTCTTCATTATTTTCTTCATTTGCATCATCAGGAATATCTTCATCAACTTCAGGTTTAGATTCATCACTTGCAACATTCAAAGGCATTAATGTAGCTGGTACTAATAAACTATCACCACCATTAATTGGTTCATAACCTAATTGTTCTCTTGCTTCGTTTCTAGTTAAAATACCATTTTGAACACCTTGAGTTACTGATTCAAAAACTCTTGTTCTTTGCTCTGCCATTGCTGGTATAGAATCAATATCGTATCTGATTTCTAAATCATCACCAAATCTTGGCACTAGCCATTCGTTAAGATCAGATTGTATTCTATCTAATAAAGGAATAATTGTTTCGTTATACAATGCCAATTTAGCTTCTGCAAAGTTAGAATAAGTTTGTGCATCTGGTATTCCAATAAGCTGACTTGGAACCCCGAATATTAAAGCTATATCTTTTGCTGACATATTTTTTAGTTGTATAAAATCCATGTCCTTTGGACTTAAACCCATTTCTTTCCAATCAAAATCTCCCTCCAACAACATTGGCTTACCTGCATTGCCTGTACCACTAAATCTTTGTGTAAGATCACTCATCAATTGGTTTCTTTGTGTATCTGATAATTGTATCTGTGCTCCAGTTTCATCTTTTGGTTTAAATACAACTGCACCACTTGGTCTTGCACCATTTTGTAATAAATTTACATTATGTTTATTTGCCAAGTTATGTTGATCTATATCTGTTGCAGCAGATTGTATTGGCGATAATCCATAGTAGTCGTCTAAAGGATTAAATAATTTAATATGTTTTACTTTAGAATTTCCAGTTGCTGGATCAACTTCATAACTATTAGCTATCTGTCCACCAATCATATAATCGTATGCTTTTGGTATAGCTGTTTGTGAACCTTTAATTCTAATTCTATCTGGTCTTAATGTATAAAGTTCTATTGGTGGTGCATTTTCTGCTCCACTTTCCAAAATGTAACTATTACCAGAAATTAAAAGATATGAATATAAACTTGCAAAAAATTCTACTTGTCCTTGTGTTGGATTTGGTGAATACATAAGATCAAGCAAAGGGTGTTCATCTACTTCTTGATCACCTCTGAATAAATTTATTTTTACTCTTGAAGCATTGTTTGCAATTAAGTCGATACATTTTTTAACTATTGCATTTTCTGAATAACCCTCTTCTGATAATTGGTCATACCTTGTTTTTTGTTGATAGCTTGTATTGACACTATTGTAATAAACAACAGGTGCTTCTTTTCTTAAAATTTGTTTTTGTTCTTTTTGTCCACCAAATAAATTTCTTATGTTATCAAATATACTTGCCATTAGCTTACTCTCCAAAATGCTTTACCGCTTCTTAATGTTAGTTCTGTTAATGCCCATACCAATGCATCTAATCTGTCAGGGCTGCCAGTATAAGAGATAGGATTATAATTACACATTTGATCTTCCAAGAACGGAAACGCCTTTTTATGTATAACTCTGTTTTGTTCATACAATGCACTCACTGGTTCAGCTCTTAAGTACTTGCCCTTTGTTGCTCTTACACTTCCAAAATTAACATTCATATCTATCGTTCTTACAACCTTTTCTACTAAATCGCCACCATTATTTACTTCGGCTATTATTTTATCTGCATCATATTTATAATAAGCATCAATACATTTTCTTGCCCAACCATCAGGTGAATACTTTCCTGAAAGATCGTCAATAATATAATATAAATTATCTTCACCTAAACCAGCTACAACTATTCCGGTTTCAGAAGAATTTTTGTTTTGCGTTACAGCAGGGTCAATTGCTATTACAACTCTTTTGTAATTAGTTTCTTTTTGTACTTTTTCCAATGCTTTTTGTATTACGCTTCTATTCCATAAAGCGCCCTCAACATCTTCTAATACTTCTGCATACAACTCTTGTCTTCCTAATCTCGTTCCTTCGTATTTTTCTTTTAATTTTTCAACCGCTGATTCCGCAAGGTTTTTTATATTTTCAAATGTACTTCCTCTTGTAATATGAATATCTTTATTGTTAAGCAATCCTTTTAAAAGCTCTGATGGCTTAGGTGTTGTAGTAATTATACACTGTGGTTTATCACCTAAACGCAAACCAAACAATAATTGATCATAAGTTTCTGGGTCTCTCCAACTACCTAGTTCATCACACCAAGCTCTGTGAAATTGTGGTCCCCTTAACCTATCTGGTTGTTCAGCAGAGAAAGTTTTATATATCGTGCCATTTTTTAATTTAAGTTCGCCTATAGACCTGTTCCAGTTTTCAATTAAATCGCTATCAATACAAGATAGTAAGCCAGATACACCTTCAACACAAGTGTCTCTTCCATCTCCAAATGTTGGTGTAACAATAGCTATTCTGCTATTAGGTTTAGTTAATCCGTAAAAGGCAATATCTTGAGCTCCTGTTCTTGTTTTGCCCCAACCTCTACCGGCTAACACAAGCCAGGTATTCCAGTTACCCTTCGGCGTTTTTTGGCTTTTCCTCGCTGTTCTGTACCAATTTAGTTGATTCAGTAATATTTTTTGGTTCGCTAAACTCAACTTCGTCAAATATTCTTCTGATCTCAATAAGTTGTTTTGGCTCCTCGAATAGCTTTTCGCCATCTTTTCCTGTAAGTTCATAATGATTTGTTTCTCTCCAACCTGCCTGTGTTTTTAGCCAAAATATTTGCGCAGCAACATTTCCGCTTTTTGCATTTCTAAATAGAGCCTGTGATATTACAGCATTTGCCCTTGCTTTGGAAGTGTCTAATTCGTTCCTGAAGTGCTTTCTCAATGTTGGTTCTGATATTTTAAGTATCTGGCTTATGATTTTTTGAGGTACACCGGCAATGGCAAGAGCTTCAACCGTTTTTATATTCTCATCTGTTTTTTCGTATTCAGGTCTTCCATTATCCATAATTTCTTTTTTATAAGCGAAAAAAACTAAAATTCCTATTAAATAAGTATTTTTATTAGATTTTATTCAAATATATTAACAAATTAAGCGAAAAAAACTATGTTCTTATAATGTTCTTTTAAAAAGTGTTGGTATTCTTAGCTTATTTAATTAATAAAAATTAATAATTTCTAATAAAAACTATTTACTTTTTATTCAAAACACATATAATTTTAATTATGAAAACTAACAAAAAAGGAGAAAAAATGAAAAAACAAATAGATAATAAAAGTCTTTACTATGTAGAGCAAGGTAACAACACAATTTATTATTCTTATAATACTTGTGTAGCAGTTACAAATCCGGTTGATACTTATGTATCTGAAAATGTTTGGAGTGTTACAACTGGCAAGCATTTAAACAGAATAGAGGAAATAACTGGAAGTAATAAAGAATACAGAATGAAATACAATGATTTCAGAGATTTCTGTATTAAAAATAACATAAATAAAACTTATAACTAAAAGGAGAAAAAATGTTAACTAAACTAGAAAAAGCAATGATACAAGAAGAAAGATCAAAAAGAATAGCTTTTAATCTTAAAACAAAAAAAGAGTTCAGAGAGAAAGAAATTGCTAAAGGAAATTCTGAAACTTTTACTTGGGCAGATATAAATAATGCTTTAGTAAAAACAGGTCATACACCAAAGCAAATTCTTAATATTCTTGTAAACTTAAATGAAGTAAAGAGAGGTAAATAATGTACACTAAAAGTGAATTTATTACTTTAATATTTGTAGCTTTTTTCATTTATCTAATCTTTAGAAATGGTGGTTTGATATGAAAAATAATAGAAAAGTAAAAACTCCAATAAAACTAAAAAAACTAGGTTTTAAAAAAGTCTATCAAGATAAAGATGGTTTTTTTATGTTGGGATTTGATCCAAGTAAAGTAAATAATAAAAAAAGTAAAGGTGGTAAATAATGAAGACACAACGGATACAGGAAAAGATTGTTCAAAAAATTATCAAGCAAATGGAAAATGCCGGTAAGAATTGGACTAAGCCTTGGAATGAAATCGGTGGAATGCCTAAGAATATAAGGGGCACTTATTACAAAGGTATAAACACATTCATTCTTTGGTCTGAGATGTTGGACAAAGGCTATAAACAAAAAACCTTTGCTACTTTCAATCAAATTAAAGAAAAGGGTGGTAAAGTAAATAAAGGTGAAAAGGGCTGTCAAGTTGTTTTCTGGAAACCTACTGAATACAAAACAGGTGAAAAAGACGACAACGGAAGCGATCTTTATAAAAAATCTTTGATCTGTAAATTCTATTATGTTTTTAATTTAGATCAAACTGATTTGATTGAAGACGATATAGACCCTGTAGTAGGTGAAGCGGAAGAGTTACCTAGTGTAGAGCAATATATAAAAAACACTGGTGCAGATGTAAGAATTGACGATCAAAAATATAAAAATGCCTGTTTTTATGTTCCGTCAAAAGATTATATTGGAATGGTCTCAAAAGATTATTTCAAAAGCACTAAATCTGGTGGTTCAGCTACTTCAAACTATTATGCTACTCTACTTCATGAATTAACTCACTGGACAGGTCATGAATCAAGACTTGATAGAAACTACAAAGGTAAATACTTTGACGATGTTCATAAATACGCTTTTGAGGAGTTGGTTGCTGAATTAGGTTCAGTAATACAAACACAAATGCTTGGTATCAATAGCGCTCCAACAGAACATGCTGCGCAATATTTAAACATTTGGTTAGGTAGAATAAAGGAAAAGCCTGATTTATTTTTTAAGGCTTCTGCTATGGCTCAAAAAGCTGTAAATTACATACAAGATTTACAAAAAGACAATAATAAAAAAGCAGCTTAAAAACAAATAAAAAGCCACGATCTAGTGCAGGTTGTGGCTTTTTTTATATCCTAAATATACTTTTTAATATAATAAAAATTTATGGAAGTAAAAAAAGTAAATATTGATAAAGTTATTCCTTATATAAATAATCCTAGAAAAAACACTAATGTTGATAAGGTTATGTCTTCTATTAAGGAATTTGGCTTTCAACAACCTATCGTAGTTGATAAAGAAAATGTAATTGTGGTTGGTCATACGAGATATGAAGCAGCAAAGAAACTTGATTTAAAAGAAGTTCCAGTAGTTGTTGCTAATTTAACCGAATTACAAGCTAAAGCATACAGAATAGCTGATAATAAGGTGGCTCAGGATAATTACTGGGATTTTGAAAAGTTACAAATAGAGTTAGATAATATTCTGGAAAATAACTATGATTTATTAAATACAGGCTTTGATACTGATGAATTAGACAACCTGATGAATAAAATAGATAAAGCTAATGATAATGACTTGGATACTGAAATAACAGAAGGTGATCTAAAGGCTTCAAAAAAATGTCCTAGCTGTGGTTATGAGTTTGATTGAGTGGAATCTTAAAGATTTAAAAAATATAGAAAAAAATAATTTAAAAGTTTTTTCATGTTTTTGTTGCGGTGGCGGTTCTACAATGGGTTACAAACTAGCCGGCTATACTTCATTAGGTGGAAATGAAATTGATCCTAAAATGGCGCTCATTTACAAAAGCAATCACAATCCCTTAATATTTTATCAGTGCGATATTAGAGACCTCATAGAAAAAGAAATAGATGCGAGACTTTACGATTTAGACATATTAGACGGTTCCCCTCCGTGTTCTGTTTTCAGCACAGCTTCAACACAAAGGGAGAAATTTTGGGGAGTAGAAAAAAAATTTAGAGAGGGTCAAAAAATGCAAAAATTAGACGATCTTTTTTTTCACTTCTTGGATTTTGCAAACAAAATAAAACCTAAAGTAATTTTAGCTGAAAACGTGAAGGGTCTTATAATGTCTAAGGCTAAAAATTATGCTAGAAAAATAATAAGCTATCATGCACATATAGGCTACAAAGTAAAAGTTTTTTTACTAAATTCAAAATTTATGCAGGTTGCACAAGCAAGACAAAGAGTTTTTTTTATAGGAATAAGAAATGATATATATGAAAAAATGCCTAAAGATTTTAATCTAAAACTAAATTTTTCACACAAACCTATTTCTGTTAAGGAAGCTATAAACGAGATACCAATTTCAGATAAAACGATCGATAAAAAAAGCAAGCAATACGATTTGTGGATAAGAACAAAAGCAGGCAAAAATTTTAGTGATGCTGCAAAAAAGGTTTTCAACTCCACGTCATATTTTTCTAATTTAAAAGTTCATCCTAATTTACCTTGTCCAACTATAACTTCAGGCGGTGTTATATATCATTATGAAAAACCAGTTAAATTAGTAGGAAAGCAAATTTCAAGGCTTCAGAGTTTCCCTGACGACTTTAACTTCTGTAATCATGATGTTAAGTATGTTTGTGGAATGTCAGTACCGCCAATGATGATTAAAAACATTGCGTTGGAATTGCAAAAGCAAATTTTTAATCACTTGAAATAGGTTCATTCTTAAACTTATGTTTTTTAAATTTATTACCGCTTTCATCTATTAAATCATAATAAACACCTGTTTCTCCGACTTTTTTTAGTAATTTACCATCATGTTCAAATACTAATGGTTTTTCAATCGTAAACTCAGATTTTGTTTCATCTTCGTCTTCAAAGCATCTTTGATTAATCCAAGTAGATACATGCTTTTGAAACTGTTTATCTCTAATACTACACGAATATTTATTATATTTATTTGCTAGATCACTAGGTTCAATATCCAAGCAATTTTTTTCATATCTTTGTTTTGCAAGAAACCTAGAACCCTTTTTGTGTTTCAGAGACTTCCAAAAACTATCAAACAAGTCATTTATATTTATTTTAGGTATAGGTATAGGTTTAGGTATAGGAGCTATACTTTTGCCATTAGCGGTTGTATTTTCCCTCCATCTTACTTCAGCGCCTTTAGAACCTGAAGCTGATTTTCTTTTATATTTGTTAATTAAATATTGATGTTCTTCAACAAGTCTCTTGTTTTGATAAGTATTTTCTCCATTGTCATTTTTTGTTACTATCTTAAAAAATTCTGTTAAAACTTGTTTAACATTTTTTTTACAATCTTCAGTTCTGCATAAACAAATTTGATATGCCTGTTCAAGAGTAATACCTGCTGCGTTTTTAGTCCATGAAAAACATATCAAACTGATGTAAATACCTCTTTTTTCTAAGGTTAGATGTAAAGTTTCAGCTGCCCAAGTATCCGTAAATAATTGCAAAGCATGAAATTTTTTTATTTCTTCTTTCATAAATCTCCTTTTTAGTTAATAGAATTTAGTTATTATCTCGTTTAATTTTTTTTGTACATCTAAAAAAGAGCCTTTTAGTATGAAATGTGGCGTTTTAAGGGTTTTGCTAACATTAAGCCATATTTTCTGATTACTAGATAATGTGCCTTTCTTGCTTTTAAGCTCAATATATACTATTCTTCCGTTTTTAAATTCTAGTATTAAATCAGGGCAACCTGATTTCATTCCCATTTTTTTTAGTATATAATTATATTTAATATTTCTTATTCCTTGATTAGGTACGTGAAAAAACCTTAGTTTGCTTAATTTTTTTGATTTAAGATATTCAATAACTTTTATTTGTAATTGATATTCTAGCATTAGCAAATAGTTGCAATTAACATACCTGATTTATCATACATATACCAACCCTGACTTTGTGGACCTTGGTCTTTGTAGTTCCAAGTATGATAAGCAATTTCTTTTCTAATTTTATCAGCATAATCAGAACATTTTAATAAAATTTCTTCGTTACTTTTACCAGTATTTATAAATTCATATTTTCTATATTCTAGCTTACCGCCAAATGTTAAAACCACTATTATGAGTATATACTTCATTCCCAATCAAAATAATTTCTAAATTTACTAAATAATGCTTGTCTAATTTTTTTATCTGGACTTTCAGCACAAAGGGTAAGTGCTTTTGATATTGGGTTTATAGAATATAAATGCCAAAACATTCTTTCGTTCATAGAATGCTGTTCTTGGTGATGTTCTATACAAAGTGGTACAACAAAGCTATCACAAGGTTTCAGGCCCATTCCGGCACCAGTATATCTTATATGTGCAGACTGGACATCAGTTCTTCCGCAAATCGTGCACCCATGTTCAGAAACAAATTTAAGATGAATCTTGCTTCTAATAGGTTTTGTCAATGTCAATACCATAATCTTTTATAACAGATAAATCTCTCAATTTATAGACTATCTCGGTATTGTCATATTCATTTTTTCTTCTTTTGTCAGTATCAATTATTAAACCTTGATGCTTTAATTCAGTCGTTCTCGGTCTTATGGATAATAGACTTCTGTTAGCGTTTTTAGCTATTTCAGAACCAGTCAAGCCTTTAGGAAATGCTTTAGCTAGCTCTACAAGAACAATCTTACAGATTCTCTTAAGATTTTTATTTATTTTCTCTGCAGATTTTACTGAAGTGTCAATATTTCTATGTCCTGCTTTATATGGATACTTGTTTTTAAAATCGAAACTACCTTGCATAAAGTTTTATTCTTTCTAGGTTACATTCCCATACATTTAAAACCTTTATTTTCATGTTTCTTAATCTGTTGCAATTCTTAATATCTCTCTTTTTGTTTGTAATTAGTTTATTTTTCCAGAATGAAACATTACTTTTAGGCATTTTGAATTTACTACATTTGTGCATGTGCCAGAAGCAGCCATTTACAAATATAGCTCTGTTTAATTTTTTAATAAAAAAATCTGGCTTACCAGGTAACTTAGCCTGTTTATTAAATTTTATCTTTTTATTTTTTAGAAAATTTTCTACATATTTTTCAGGTTTAGTATTTTTTCCTTTTATTTTAGACATAATAAATGATCTAATCAATTTTTTGTTTTTTCTCATATTCTAATTTTTTTTTTAAAAAAGGGTTATGTAAGTAATTTCTTTCAAAGTTTGGTATAGTGTTATATTTTGGTACAAATCTACAAATCCATCTTCTTTCATACCAAAGTCTATTCTCATCTTTACATTTCATAAATCTTAATCTCATTTGCTTTGGTTTCCATACTGGATTACTAGCTAATCTTGACAAAATATTAACTGATTCACCTATATAAACTATTTTACGAGTGCTTTTATTTATACAAAAATAAATACCTTTATATTTAGGGTACTCCTGTGTTTTTTTCATATTTATTTTAAAATTTTTATCTTTTTCATATATAAATGTACCTTTTACTCTCCTTTTATAATTTTTTCTCCAGCTATATCTACCACAAGGAATCCATTCTGCATCATATTGACCTCTGATTGCTAGATATTTTTCTTTTATTTTATTTTGCATTTTTAATATGTTCTCTTGCTTCTTTTTCAGATAAAAAAAAAGTTCTTGACCAACCAGCCATTGATTCATTAAGACCTTTTATAACTTTTTTTAGTTTTATTTTTTTTACTCTTTTGGTTCCAGTTCTTACTCTGTAAATGTATAAGTCTTTTTTTGCTGTCATTTTTTCTCAATCCTTTCTTTTGCTATTTTATCAATTAAAAATTTTCTTACACTTTCACTTATATGTCTTAAATGTTTGTTAGAAGAATTATATTTTCGTTTATTGTGTTCAGCAAAAATAAAACCTTGTGGTTTCATATTTATATTGTTTCTATTCAGATGAAATTCAATATTAGATTTTTTTATTTTATTATCGCTTTTAGCTGACATAATAACTATTGACATTTCTTTTTTTACTTCATCTCTAACACCTTTGTAAGTTGCTTTATTTTGTAGCTTTTTATATTTTTTATAAAGAGTTTTTAAATATGTATATCTAAATCTAATTTTCATTTTTTTCTTCTTTATGTTGTTTAAGTTCTGTTTTACATTTTTTTATCCATTGCTTAATTACATGATTTGGCACATATCTCATTGCTTTAGCAAAAAACATATCATCAAAACCGATCAAATCTCCTGTCGCTTCTCCATTAAAAGGTTTTAAATGTATTTCCCAATTAACTTCATGTAGTTGTTTTATAAGCATTTCTTTTTTTTGATTTAGTTTCATATTTTTTTTAACCTTTGTACAACTGTAATAGGTTCTCCATAATGTAATATTTGTTCTGGTCTTGGTACAAAAGAAACCCACATCTTATCTCTAAATTGCCACTCATTAGATTTTAGATTTTGTTTTGTACGCATATAATCATATTCTTTCCAACCAAATAATTGTTGTGTTCCTAAATCTCTAAAAACATTTAGATAACAAATTGGTTCAATATGATCTCTATCTTCTTCAGATATATCTATTTGTCTTTCGTATCTGACTTTTTTTTCTATAGTCTTTTTCATATATTCTCCTTGTTTAGTTATAGTTATATTTATACCCATATTTTAATTAATGTAAATACTAAAAATTAATATATTTTAATATATATTATTATATATAAAGAGCAATAAATGTTCATATTTTGTTCTTTTAATGAATAATAATAATAAACATTTACTTTTACTAAAAAAAAACATATATTTTTTGAAATAACTAAAAAGGAGTAACAAATGAGTGTAATAGTATATAGTTGCGAGTTCTACTTAAATGGTAGATCAAAAACTTTTAACGGTTCTAGCTTATCTGATTGTTGCAGAAAGTTTAACAAAGATTATGCAGAAGCAATAGAAGAAATAAAAAAAATAGATGTAACTGATTTCAAAGATCAAGGAAAAGTTACAACTATACCTAGAACAGATGCAGTTAATCTGTTAAAAGAAAACCAAATAAACTAAAAAGGAGCATAAATGAATATATTTGAAATATTACAAAAAACTTATAACAGAAAGATGTTTCCATTTATGACCGCTGGTGAAATTTGTAGAATGAAAAAAGTACAAACTGTTCGACAAACTAAACCAAAAGTTTCTATGGGTTCTCATGT